GAGCTAAATGCGCATAACGTTGTGTAATGCGAATATCAGAATGACCCAGTAAAGTCGAAACGTGATAGAGGGGAACACCATTTTTAACCAAAAAACTGGCAAAAGTATGGCGTAAATCATGGATACGAACGTGACCTAAATCAGCTCTTTTCACAGCATTTTCAAAACCCCTCCGAAAACTTCTTATATTTTTGCCCGTAGTATGATTGTAAAAAACATAATGTTTATGATTTTTTAATCTGAGAAATGCAGCGACACAAACATTATTAATTGGTTTATAGACCGTCTTTTTATTCTTAGACAATGCATTTCTAATCACAATATAGCGGTCATCCAAATTCACATTATTCCAAGTCAAAGTGGTTAATTCAGACGATCTACAACCTGTATTTAAAGCCAACGTAATAAAGTCATAGAGCATTGTATTATTGAAATCTAATGTTGAAGACAATAAACGTCTACATTCAATAGAGCTTAAAAACCTAGGAACATAATCATTTTCAAATAACCTAAATCTATTAAATGGATTTTTAAAATTGGCTGTATGGTTATATGTTAAATAATAATTAAAAGCAGCACGCATTAAATTAATTTCACGATTTATTGTTGAGTTTCTCACTCCATGCAACGATCTATGTGTGCAATAGTCTGTAATCACATCAATTGTGATTTGATCATGAAAATAAAACCACTCTAAATATTTAATCTTGTCATGGTACTTATGCTTTGAATTATAAAGCCCATTTTTAATATAAAAATGCAAAATTTCTTGTACATCCATAATTCACCCGCAGTTATTTTTAAGTGAATTATCACTATATACGATCAGTTCGCACCCTACGGGATGCTCTGTATATCCCGTTTGAAATCAAATGGGAGCTTGTAATCAGGGAGAGGAGGTTTTGAAATTTTAATAGCGTCAGTTCGGGGGCACTCCGCCCCCTCTGCTATTTAAAGCAATTGAATAAATCATTAGCAAAAAATGCATAGGAATATCCAAAATAAAAACCCATAGCTAAGATGGAGAATATAAAAAAGAAAACAGTAGCTATAGACCAATGATAAGGATAACGGCTCTTTAATCGCATTCGCCATAAATATTCTCTTACATGAGCGTCATGTTTTATCATAGTGAATGCGCTCCAGTGATGTCTTTTTGTGGTTTTGTGCTGTAAGGGATAGGCTCTGATTTAAGTTGTGGGTTTTGAGAAGAAAAATCTTCTTGTTGAAATTGTTGTGTTGCTGTGGAATCGGAAGATGATGGTTTAGAAGAATTAAGATCATTATTTTGTTTTGAAGCAAAATAATCAAAAGGACGATACCCCGAAAGGTATTTTTTACAATCTTCTTGTGAAATGCCTGTCATGTAGTTGCCTTGCTGATCAATAGCAACAAGTTTGCCACTGGAGAGCTTCACAACACCCGACATTCTAGGAAAATCTATAGGCTGTACTTGTGGTTGATATTCAAAGTCATAAGGCTTATTTGGATTATATGAAACAGTCTGAACACCTGAACCAGTTACAGAAGAACCATTTTTCGATAAATCATTAAACCACTTGACGCATTCAGGCTTTTCGACATTGATACCCTTGCGACATTCGACGCTTAGGTCTAACGGGGCATTAGTTGATTGATTATCTTCCTTAAGATCTTTCTTAGATACTGCATTGTCACCAGTAGAATTATTTTCTTGAGCAGTTCCATTTTTTTCCTCAAATCTTTTTGTGTTGAAAGTATCTGTATTCATTAATGCTATTAAAACAAAAGCAATAACAGCTAAGAAAATGCCTAAAAAGACAAATAGCTGTTTAGGTAACTTGAACTTAATAGATGAATGATCTGAAGCAGATTTATATAAACTTTGGTACTTGTCACTGAAATTAAAACGATAAAAATCTAAATATTTTTTAAACTTTGCATTTCGATTAGCAGCAGGCTCAGGATTAGAAAGCCACTTGTCAAACTCAAAGACGTTTGTATAGTCAGGCTTAGAAGCAGGACGTTTAATAAAAAACATTCTATCAATGAGTTTGTGAATGCCTTTTTCAATACGCTGTGAATCTTGAGTGATAAGCCACAAATCTTTATTTGTATGACGGTGAATAGTTAAATCCTTAATCATAGGGTCTTGTGAATATTGATTGCCCTTATATTCAAATTCACGCCTCATCTGTACTTCGTCATAAATAATGATTGAGCCATCGGGAGTATCACGCCAGTCATCTGGGGCAGGGTCAACTTCAGGAATCAAAAGTTCCTTAATATCTGAATAGATTTTTCTACGTTCTAAACCCTGTTCTTCTAGCTTGTCATTTTCTTTAATAATCTCCAATATTTTTGAGATCATGAATTGAGTTTTGCCTGAACCAGGTGTACCAACAATTAAATTAATCATTTGAAAATCCTCGCTTGTCTTGTTCGGTGACTGCGAGCCCTCGCACCTCACCGACAAGCTACGTATTTTTTAAGCTTTCTTAAATCCGATAGATGCGCTGTTTAATGCTACACGAACAGCAATAGCACTAAAAACCATTGATAAGGCTTGATCAGCACCCGACAAGCCGAACAAGTACATGACGTTGCCAAGCTGACCCCAATACTGATAAACAAGACTCATTGATTGATCAAAAATAAATTGAGTTGTGCCATAAGTGAAAGCTGTTATCCCCATGCCTGAAATTACTTTTTGCCCCGCACTAGAGAGAACAACGTCTGAAACTTTTGTGAGAATGCTAGATAAACTCATGGTTGATCTTCCTCTTTAGTTCGCACACCTGCCACGATATAAACAGAAGCAACGGCACCGACTAACAAAACAGCAGGTTTAAAGAAGTTAAGAGCATCGCAAACTGGTTGATAGGGCATATCAAGAGTGACTGATTTACCCATCACAGAAAAAGAGACTGAATCTTGAGGGCATGTGCCTGAAGCGGTTAAGTTGACATCAGAAGCATCAAGTTCTAAATCTTCAAATTCTAGGTTTTCAGGGTCTTTTTGTTGTGGCTCAGAAGTAGCCCAATCAGTTGCATCTGTAATAGCTTGCTGAACTTTATCAGCAAGAACACACATGGTAGGTGCCCAAGAGCAGAAGACTGGAAATTCTAAAGATAAAGGTGTTGGGTTTGGTTGGCCTGTTTCGGGGTTTGTTGTAGGGGGTGCGATTTCACCTACAGCAGTTTGATCGGTTGGAATAGCAGCAGATTTGTCTAATTCTGTAGCGATTGGTTTTGCTTGAACTTCATCGGTTTCAGCTTCACCAACAACAGCAGTTGCAGCAGCTTGGGTTACTGGGGTTGCAATTGGAACAGCGGGATTACCTGTTTTGACTTCTGTTTCAGCTTGGTCAATTACCATTTGTCCAAGTGATGTTAATGTTAAAGGCTTGCCCTCTTTGTCATTAATAGGAACATTTGCTGGCAATGGTGCTGCGGGGTTGTAATTTGGATTAGATGATGAATTAAAACTAATTTGAGAACCAAATGGATTGGAACCAGACAAATCACAATAGCGTGTAGCAGTGTTACAAGTAGTAACAGAAGCAGTTGAGCCAAACTCTTTTAAAAAAGCATTAACAGCAGCAGAGGGAGAAGAAAAGTTTTTTTTACAAGAACTATAATTAGAATAGTTGCACTTATAGAAAGTAGGTGCAAATTGACAATTAGAAGCCCCGCATGAATCACTATCGACAGGCTTTTTATTGACTTTTCCACCCTCATCTATTACCCAATCGACACCATCAAGCAGTAAATCAACAGCACCTACAACAGCAGCAGCTCCCAGGTTTTTACCCATGAATTTTCCAACTTGTCCCGCAGTTGGAGTTACATTGGCAACACCAGTAACGGTTTTAGATGCACCGTTCACAATGATATCCTTTACTCCATTGACAGTAACACCGACACCGTTTGCAACAGTTGAAGCGACACGCCAACCCGAACCACCCGCAAGAGTTGAAGCATTTGCAGAGTTAATGAAAAAGATAGGAGAAAGAACAATAGCTATAGATAAATATATTCTTGAAGCAAGTTTTAGTTGTTTTTTTAAAACATTTTTATACCGATAAAAACCATCATTAATAGCCATATATAAGCCCCTATATCTTCCATTGTTCACCTCAAAAAAGAAAAAGGGACTGCAACAACTGGTGATGCAATCCCATTTTTAAAACATTGTTCTTAGAAAGCAGAACGGATGTATTTAAAAACTTTGATACCTAAAGGAATCAAGATCGCAACAGCAGCAACAGCAGCACCAGCAGTAGCAGCTCCAGTTAATTCAGCAGTGATATCAGCAGTATCAACAGCAGCATTTGCAGCACCAGTAATAGCAACAGCTCCCGCAACAACAGCACCTTGTTTTAAACGTGTTACAAGATCACGATTTTGTTTTTGATTTTCCATGAGGAAACTCCTTAGTTTTTTTCGAAGATTTGCACCCGTATGACTTTAATTCCCCAAACGGTTGCAAGAGTGAGCCAAAAAGCTAAACCGATTGCAGTAGCTTCGGTATAACTTAAAGGCGGTAACAAGGTCGGCAATTCGACCCATTCAAGGCAAGTCTGTAAACCTTGTTCATTTGCTGTGGAGAGGACTTTACAGACTTGCATTACTTGAATTCCTTAAATCTATTTCACTTATTTAGGCTGAGACTTATTTACTGGAAGCACGTCATGAACAATAGTCAATTGTTTATTACCATTTGTCACAAGCTCCATTTGGATTTCACACTCAAGCGGGAAAGAAAAATCCTGAATCTTTTTACAGTTATCAGAAGTGCCCCATTTGTATTCGACAGTTGCAGCACCAAAGCCCGAATCACCAAATTCAGTCATGA